GCGAGGGCGAACAGCCCGGAAATAGGAAAACCGTCTGAAATAGGAAAATTATCATTGACCACGTGACGGTGCCGGTGTAGGGTTCAGGCATAGTCGAATTGGTGCGTTTCGAAGGCGGTCGCTTCCCGGCAGGGGACGGCCGCCTTCTGCGTTTCCGGAAAGCGGGGTGGCATGGGGAAGCCGGACGAGACGCTTCTGTCGGAGCGACTGTTCGCGGCGCTGACCGCCGAGGTCTCGGCGCTGGAGAAACGGCCGCGGCGGGTGTCGGAGACGCCGGGCGAGCCGATGCCGAAGAAGACCGCGTCGGAGCGCGCAGGCGAAGCCAAGGCGCGCGTCGAGGCGATCTCGCAGCTGACGCGCACCCTGGAGAAGCTTCTGGAGCTTCGCCAGCTGGAAGCTCTGTCCCGCGAGACGGGGCGGCGCGAGGACACGGCGCAGGCCGATGCGTTGCGCGCCGAGATGCTGAAGCGGCTGAAGGCGATCGACGCGCGGCGAGGCGGCGCGCCCGGCCTGTTCGAGGCGTCGGTGCCGGATGAAAGGGGCACGGCCTGATGGCGACGGCATTCTGGCGCGATGTCGAGCGCGAACTGGCGGGGCAGCCGGCGCATGTCCTGCGCGGGGCGATGCCGCCCTGGGCCGCCTGCGCACGGCCGGCGCAGCTGCCGCCGCCGGGCGACTGGCGGCAATGGCTGCTGGTCGGCGGGCGCGGGTCGGGCAAGACGCGGGCGGGGGCCGAGTGGGTGCGAGCGATGGCGCTCGGCGAGGCGCCGATCGGCGCGTGCGTCCACGGGCGCATCGCGCTGGTGGCCGAGACGCTGGGCGATGCGCGCGAGGTGATGGTAGAGGGCGAAAGCGGGCTTCGCGCGCTCGACTACGAGACGCGCCCCGTCTTCGAGGCCTCGCGCCGGCGGCTTGTCTTCGCGAACGGGGCGGTGGCGCAGGTGTTTTCATCCGAAGATCCCGACGCGCTGCGCGGCTACCAGTTCGACGCCGCCTGGGGCGACGAGCTGGCGAAATGGACCTATGGCGAGGACTGTTTCGACAACCTGCAACTGGCGCTGCGGCTGGGCGCGAACCCGCGCATGGTGCTGACCACGACGCCGCGCGCGGTGCCGATCCTGAAGCGGCTGATGGGGGAGGCGGGAACGGCGGTGACGCGCATGCGGACCGCCGAGAACGCCGGCAATCTCGCCGACGGTTTCGTCGCGGCGATGGACGCCCGCTACGGCGGCTCGCGGCTGGCGCGCCAGGAACTCGACGGCGAGATGATCGAGGCGCGCGAGGACGCGCTGTTCGACCGTGTGGCCATCGACCGGCTGCGGGTGCGGGCGGCGCCCGCGCTGAACCGGATCGTGGTGGCCATCGACCCGCCCGCTTCGTCGGGCCGGGCGTCTGATGCCTGCGGCATCGTGGCGGCGGGGCTGGCCGGGGACGGGACGATTTATGTCCTGGCCGACCGGAGCCGGCGCGGGTTGAAGCCGCCGGAGTGGGCGGGCGCGGCGGTCGGTCTCTTTCGCGAACTCGAGGCCGACCGGATCGTCGCCGAGGTGAACCAGGGCGGCGAGATGGTGGAGGCGGTGCTGCGGGCGGTGGCGCCCGACGTGCCCGTGTCGAGCGTGCGGGCCACGCGGGGCAAGTGGGTGCGGGCCGAGCCCGTGGCCGCGCTCTACGAGCAGGGGCGCGTGCGCCATGCGGGTAGCTTTGCCGAACTCGAGGACGAGCTCTGCGATTTCGGCACGGACGGCCTGTCGAACGGCCGCTCGCCGGACCGGCTGGACGCGATGGTCTGGGCGGTGACGGCGCTCAGCCAACCGCGCAGCGAGCCGCGCATTCGACGGCTGTGACGTCAGCCGCTTAACGCATTCCGTTCAACGGAGACATGAGATGGGTTTGACGACGAGGCTGAGGGCTTTGGCGGGGCTGGCGCCTGTCTCGGCGGGGGCGCCGGAGGTGCGCTCGGGTGCCGGTGGCGGGGCGCTGGTGTTTGCGGGCGCGGCGGACGAGGCGGACTGGACGGAGCGATCCTACGGGTCGCTGGCGCGCGCCGGGTTCATGCGCAATCCGCTGGTCTATCGCTGCGTGCGGCTGATCGCCGAGACCACGGCGGCTGTGACCTTCGTTCTCTACGAGGGGCGGCGCGAGGTGGAGGCGCATCCGCTGCTCGATCTCCTGCGCCAGCCGAACGGATTGCAGGATGGGCCGGCGCTGATCGAGACGCTGGTCGGGCATCTTCTCCTGTCGGGCGCGGCGCATGTCGAGGCGAGCGTTCTCGACGAGCGGCCCCGGCAGCTTCATGCGCTGCGGCCGGACCAGATCCGAACGGTATCGTCGGCGGACGGCTGGCCGGAGGCAGTGGAGCAGCGGGTCGGCGGGCGCGTCCGGCGCATCCCGCTGGAGGGCGACGGCGAGCGACCGGCGCGGGTGCTGGCGATCCGGCTGTTCCACCCGTTGAGCGAGGCGGACGGGTTCGCGCCCGTCGGCGCGGCGCAGACAGCGCTCGATCTCCACAACGCGGCGACGCGCTGGAACAAGGCGCTGCTCGACAATTCGGCCCGGCCGTCCGGCGCGCTGGTCTACCAGCCCGGCGATGGCGGCAACCTGACGGGCGACCAGTTCGAGCGGCTGAAGACGGAGCTGGAAAGCGGCTATTCCGGCGCGGCGCGCGCCGGGCGGCCGATGCTTCTGGAAGGCGGGCTCGACTGGAAGGCGATGGCGCTCAGCCCCCGCGACATGGACTTCATGGAAGCGCGCAACGGCGCGGCGCGGGACGTGGCGATCGCCTTCGGCGTGCCGCCCATGCTGCTCGGCATTCCGGGCGACGCGACCTATGCCAACTATGCCGAGGCCAACCGGGCGCTCCTGCGGCTGACCGTGCTGCCGCTGGTGTCGCGGTTGTCCGGCGCGCTCGGCAACTGGCTCGGGCCCTTCTTCGAGGGCGGGCGGGATCTGCGGCTCGGCTTCGACGCCGACCGGATCGAGGGGCTTTCGGTCGAGCGCGAGGCGCTGTGGGCGCGGGTCGGCGCGGCGGGCTTCCTCGACGAAGACGAGAAACGCGAGGCGGTGGGCTACGGGCCGCGCGGGCGGCGCGCGGCGGGGTAACGGGGGATTTTCATGGATACGATGACGGGGGACGTTGCGTCCCCGCTGGCGCTGTTCGGCGCCAAGCTGGCGGGCGCGGTCGGCGGGTCGGTGATCTCGATCGCCTACCTCCTGCCGAACGGCCGGCGCGAGGCGATGGCGCGGTTCCTGACCGGGGCCGTGACGGGCGTCGTGTTCGGCGGACCGGCGGGGATCGCGCTCGGCGACCATCTGGCGCTCGGCGGCCGGGTCGGGGCGGCCGAGCTTCTGCTGATCGGCTCGGCCGCGGTGAGCCTGTCGGCCTGGTGGGCGCTCGGCGCGCTGCAGCGGTTTGCCGAGGGGCTCTGGGTTCGGCCGGCGCGAAAGGGGCAGTCATGACGCGGGTGCCTTCGATCAAGCGCACGATGCCGCTTGCGGCGACCGCCGACGAGGACGAGCCGGGGTTGATCCGCGGCTATGCCAGCCTTTTCGAGCGGACCGACCGGGCGGGCGACCGCATCCGGCGCGGGGCCTTCGCGCGCTCGCTGGAGGAGCGCACGGCGGCCGGGGTCCGCATGCTTTGGCAGCACGATCCCGGCGAGCCGATCGGGCGCTGGACGGTTCTGCGCGAGGACGCGCACGGGCTCTATGCCGAAGGGCGACTGGAGCTCGGCAGCCGGCGCGGGCGCGAGGCGCTGGCGCTTCTGCGGGGTGGGGCGATCGACGGGTTGTCGATCGGGTTTCGCACCCGCCGCGCCCAGCCGCTGCGGGACGCGGCGCGACGGCTCCTGACCGATATCGACCTCTGGGAGATCTCGCTCGTGACCTTTCCCATGCAGGACGCGGCACGGGTGCGCGAGATGCGCGGGCTCGCCTTCGACTGGGCGGGGCGCCTTCGCGATGCGGCGCGACGGATCGCGTGGCCGGGGCTTGCTGCCGGCGCCTGACGTCTCGCGACGTTTCGAACTTTCCTGAACCCCGTGTCCGGCCTGCCGGCGCGGGGTTCGCCTTTTCCAGCCTGAGGAGACGACATGCAGACCTTCAACCAGGGCGCGCCCGAGACCAAGGCCAACGGCGGACGCGAGGGCGCCGAGGCGCTGAACGAGCTGATGACGGCCTTCGACGCCTTCCGCGAGGCCAACGACGAACGAATGTCGCAGATCGAGAAGCGCATGAGCGCCGACGTCCTCTCGGGCGACAAGGTCGAGCGCATCTCGAAGGCGATGGACGAGCAGGAGAAGCGGCTGGAACGGCTGGTGCTGAAGGGCATGCGCCCGCCGGCCGGCGGCGGAACGGAGACCGCAAGCGGCGAACCGAGCGAGCATCGCTCCGCCTTCGAGGCCTATGTGCGGGGCGGCGACGAGACGCGTCTGCGTCGCCTTGAGGAGAAGGCGATGTCGGGCCTCGTCGGTGCCGACGGCGGCTTCCTGGTGCCGGCCGAGACGGAGACGGAGATCGGCCGGCGGCTGGCGGCGGTCTCGCCGATCCGCGGCATCGCCAGCGTGCGCACGGTCTCGTCGGCGGTGCTGCGCAAGCCCTTCGCGGTGAACGGGGCGCAGACCGGCTGGGTCGGCCAGGCCGACGCGCGGCCGCAGACCAACGCGCCGCAGTTGGCCGAGCTGAGCTTCCCGACCATGGAACTCTACGCCATGCCGGCCGCCACCAACGCGCTGCTCGACGATGCGGCCGTCAACATCGACGCCTGGATCGGCGAGGAGGTGGAACAGGCCTTCGCGGCACAGGAGGGGACGGCCTTCGTGACCGGCGACGGCGTGTCGAAGCCGAAGGGCTTCATGACCTACCCGACGGTGGCCGAGACGGCGTTCGCCTGGGGCAGCGTCGGCACGGTGTCGACCGGGGCGAACGGCGGCTTCCTGGCGGGCGCGGCGGGCGACGCCCTGATCGACCTCATCTACGCGCTGAAGGCGGGCTATCGGCAGAACGCGAGCTTCGTGATGAACCGGCGCACGCAGAGCGCGGTGCGCAAGCTGAAGGACGGCGACGGC